GCTATAACCGGTTGAATAGTTAAAGTCATAAGACGAAGTTTGAGCCGTAGCCAAACCGATTCTTACAACGTCACCAAGACCGGCTTGCGTGATTGGAACTCCACCCGGCCCTACGGCTTGGCGTGAAGAAATGGCGAATGGTGGGATTACACTTGTGTAACCTTGGACTACACCTTTGCCGATATACTGAATTAGATTGTTTACTGTTGACATATTGATTTATTTATTCTGTGTTGATTGTTATTGATTGGCTGGATTAACCGTGCGAACTATACGAAATCTTTCGGCTAATTCGTTTTGCGGAACTTTTGGTAATTCCGCTTCGGTTACACCCATAGATGCGACCTTGACGGCTACGCCTTCCATGATTTGAGATTTAACCGATTCCTTTACCGTTTCAACTTCCACCTTGGCGGTTTGTTCCACTTCGGTTTTCTGTTTAGTAATATCGGCAAGTTGATTTTTAAGGGATTCAACCGCAGTATTGAATTCAGATTTCATCGTTTCGATTACTGATTCATATTCGGCTTTTTCCTTACCAAATTTTTCCTTGAAAGCGGCAAATTCTTGTGTAAGATTTTTGGCTTGGTCAAGTTGTTGTGTTAGTTCGGAAACATTCTTAATCAATGTTTCCTTATCCGCTTTAAGTTCGGACACTTCTTTTTTTGAAGAAAATATATTTGTCATGGTTAGTTTACCTTTCTTATAAATAGTTGTTAGATTACGAAACCGCAGAAGTTTTTTTATTCAAGTCGTCTAGGTTGTTAATAATACCGTCGGCAAAGTTCAATTCAACGGCTTGTTCACCGATAAAAATACTTGAATCTAGGTATTGTTCGTCAATCTTACGATTGGCTAAAACATCATTCTTAAAGATGTTGTAACCATACATTACCACCGATTCTATCCATGCTTGTTCTTCTTTGGTTATTGAAGTATTTGGATTAAGATAAAGTTTCTTTGGTGAAGAAGTAACGAATGTATAACTTACACCGTCTTGATTATTAGCATTGGTGTTATCCGCCCTTGTAAAGATTGTCCCTACAAATCCTATCCACGCAGTTTCCGATACATAGAATTCAGAACATTGTGAAGCCAATTCATAAGCCGCAGAACAACACATAGCATTTGAGAAACCAATAACATCCTTATCTTGGGCAATTTGTTGAATCAATAAAGCCGTTGAATGGGCGTGCGCCGTTCCACCGGGACTATTGATAAGTAAAAGAATTGTCTTAACGTCTTCATTGTCCCTTGCCTGAATCAATTCATTGTCAAGATTATCCAAGTCAGTGATACCAAGAAAATCGCAAATGTCCGAATCAAGACCCGTTCCCCTGACTAACACCCCATTTATGTTAATGATTGTTCGGCCTGATTCATCTATTGAATCATCATCGTTATCATTGCCGCTTAAATCTAACGTGTTGACCGTTGATATATCTGATTTGATACCTTCAATATGATTCTTGAATGAAATGAAATCGGCGGGACTTATTGCCCATACATTGTTATCAAGACTTTGTTTTAATTTTGAAATTGTATTCATTTGGTTGTGTTATCTTTCTTGTTATCTGAAATTGGTAATGGTTGTGGTATTGGTGGCAATGGTTGTTCAACAAGACCAAACATCTGCGGCGCATAAGCCGCCAAGGTTGGATATTGTTTTTGAAATTGAAGTATCATTTCAGCCTTCTTATTAGAACTGTTAAGTATTTCCCTTAATACGTCATCATAGTTACGGCCTTCTTTCGCCACAATTTCATCAGGGGATTTAATACCGGCTTTGAAGTCAGCCAAATCCGCAGCCCTTTCTTGTCCTGCATCAATCACCAATTCAGGGGCTTTAGTAAAAGACCAGTCAGTCCAATCTTCATCAAAGTTATTAGTAAAATCAAAAGTGGTTTGTAAGGTTGTATTAGTCATACCAACCGACAAGACATATTGAAGAACCAACAACGCAGCCTTTTCAATCATCGCCCTATGCGTGTTGATTGAAGCCACCAAGATTTCTTTTAATCCCCTTGCACCCGGTCCACCTACCGTTTCCGGCGAAAGTAATAACTGGTGAGGAAACAAACCACATAACATTTCCTTTTGGGTATTGGTTACATAAGATTGAACTTCATGGGTAGGACGGCCACTGTTAAATGATTCAAGTTTACCACCGTTTGATTTAAGATAGTAAACGCCGCCTTGTGTATATTCAGTAACCGCATTGACCGCTGCACCGTTACTATTGATAGAACCGGGGGCGGGGTTGATTGGTAATGATTGGTTATATTGTGAAAAAGCCGTGCGTGAAATTGGCGCACGTCCTTCTTGATTGGTTTCAACCAATTGAACACGGGCTTCTTGTTTAACAATCTGCGGAACATAATGTTGATAATCCATTAAGTTACGGGCGGAACGGGCTGCGCTTGAAAGGATAGGTAAACCACGTCCCTTCTTAAAACTGAAAGGTGAATAGACCAAGAAAGCATTTGCACTTGAAATTGTATAATCATCGTCCGGGGTTTCACCAATGATTGAATAACCTTTTACATTACCATTTGAATCATATATTACACCGTCTTCGACTTTGTAGTTAGCGAATACACCTTTCTTGATTATGGATGTTCCGTCACGATTGGATATTCTATGTCCTTCAATGATGTCAACTTTTGGCATCCCGTATCTATCACGAAAAGGAATGATAAGAATATCACCGTCTTCTAATGTGCATTTCAAAACGGTTTGCCATAATGTTTGCCAATCGGCAATGATACCAAGTCTTGTTAAATTATTTAATGTCTTACGAAGATACTTTGTCTTTATACTATTAGCCCAATCTTGATTCTTACCATTATACAAAGGAACTAAAGCATTACCGACCGTGAAATCTGCGAGGCGTTGAAAGGCTGATTCAACTTCATTCAAGTTAGCCGCATAGTAACGTGATTGATTAACCAAGTCTTTACGGGCGTATTCATTTACACGGATATCTGCATCCGTCATTGCGTGGCCGTATTCAACTATGAAAGGTGTGAACTTACCAAAGTTCTGATAGTCCCTTTCGTTAAAATGTAACGAACCTTCAACACCCATTTGATTTTGTTGGGCGGCTAAAGTCTTTTTATTTTTACTTCCGAAAGGGCGTGACATAGAATTATTAACTTATAATGAATGTTCTTGTATTAGTTTGGTCTGGCGTTCTTTGTGAAGCGTTGCCATACAAGGAAAGATATTCGTCACACGCGGTAAGTAAGGTATTCAAATCAACCCCAAATTCTTTTCTGAAAGTGTTACCTTGAACGGTATATTCCATAGTAATCAATTCTTTTTTGATTATCATTTTTACCGTTTCAATTATTTCTTCTACGTCTTGTGGCGTCCAAATGTTGCGTGATAAAGTCATGTGATTAGATTTCTATTATTGAATAAATATAAATCTAAAATAGAAAACCCCATTAATTCTTTACCGCTAGGTCTTGACCAAGAAAAGGTATTCCCGCTAACATCCCCATTGCGTAAGCCATACATAAGGTATCCCACCAATGATTATCAGAACTTTTTTCTTTCCAATCCCCATTAGCGTCAGGATATTCAGAATACAATTGACGTTGTAAGGCTTCGTCCTGATTATTGATTTGTAATGTAAGTCTATTGTTACCGTCACGAATAGACGCAACCAAGTTCTTTACCGACTTGTTTGACCAAAGATGATAACGGGCGGGCGGGCAATCGTTACCTGCATCATACCAAGATTGTTCGGACACAACCCTTTTAATGTTATCCGACCATAGATAATTTTCCTTACCTTCACCGCGTAAACAAATCCAACCGAATCTTTCTTTCCACCTTTGGCCGTTCTGTTCAAATTCAATATCTTTTCCATGTCTTACGGCTTCTTGTGCAACACCACGCCAATCATATCCACAATCAATTGCAACGAAGTGTGCATTCTCACCTGATGTCTTTTGAACTTTGAACCTAATGGCTAACTGTTCAATTTCCGGCCATGAATGGACACAACCATAATTTATAAGTCGTGCATTACCAATTTTATCAAAGGCTACCACCATGTAATAACGTCTTCCGTCCCCTTGTAAATCAACCGTCATAAATCGCATACATTCATCCGCCCAATCGGAAGAACTATCATAATTAACATAGGTCAATTTACTTGATACCTTTTGAATCTTTCTATCCCAACATTCGCCGGTAGTTTGTTGGATGAATTCTTTCAATGGTTCTACCACATGACTTTCAAACGGTTTCTTTGCCTTATAGAATTGAATACAGGCTTCTTTGAAACTGTTACGGGGGGCAACCCACGCAGGCCATTGAAAGGTAACAATCTGTTTATTACCATTGTCTTTGATACAAGTATAAGATGCGGATTGTTCTAACTTGATTCTTTCTTCGGGTTTGTCTTCTATCCTACCACGGCAATAATGATTGATTCACCCCAATTGATACCGCTGTAAGTTCCATCTTCCCTTTTGTTTGACCAACGCCATACTTGATTCTTTTCACAGTGGGGACATTTCCAACTTCGTCGAAAGATACGACCTGAATTAACTAACAAGGCTAATTCGTCACCAACCAAGACACCGTTCTTATATTGTTCTTCGCCGGGGGTGGTTGAAATAATAATCTTACGTTTACCTTTATACTGGTCAGTTCTTCTAAAGAACTTTTCATAGATGCCGGGGTCATTAATCAAATGGGCTTCGTCAATGGTTATGTTTTGAACACTGAAACCATGTTGGAAGTTTTCCGTTGGCCCAGTTATGGTTATTGACATATTTGGGAATAAGATTAAATCCGTTGAAGGTTTAGTCTTGGTATTACCCATAATAATATTCACAGGTTCACAAGCCTTTAACATTGGATAAAGTCTTGTCTTGGTGAAGTTCTTCGCTACGTCTTTGGTATGATGGATTCTTAATACCTTTGCGGGGTCATTACATATCCAATAAGGAATTATCGTTTCAGTAACACCAGTCTTATAAGTTTGAGAAGCACCTTGTAATATAACAACTTCTATTTCGGGATTCTGAATTGCCTTATAAACATCTTCTAACCACGGACTGATTCCGATATTAAACGAACCGGGATTTGGGCTATCTTCGGGGAAGGTTACATTTTTACCAAGCCATTCAACGATTGAACCCGTCCAAGGTAATGAAAAACTATTATTGAAATAGGTAAGTAAGGTATTGGTTATTTCTGTTCGCATTTGGCAATTTCATTCTTGATAAGGTTGAATAGATTAATAAATTCTGAATCAATTACTTTTTCATAACCGACACATTTACCCATAAGATGTTTACGGGTTGAATTGATAGCGTTACTTAACTTTGTTCCGAATTCACTGTGCCATTGATACCATTCAGCAGGGTCAACATAACTGGCTTCTTTCTTTTTGATTTCTAATCTTTTAAGTTTATTACCAAGTTCTTTTTCTTCCTTCTTTAGTTCTTCCATTGATTTACCGTCCGCCGATTTAATCAATAGTTCGGCTTCATTAGCCTTTAGCGCAGGGGATAGTAACGCGAAGTTAATACTTCTATTTGGATTGAAACCGGGAAGACCCATAGACGATGCAGCCCGAATAAACTTCTTATCAAACCCCTTTTCTTTGCAAAGTTGGGCGAT